GTTTAATGTCAGCATGTAAGGCATCACTGCTACCATAATAATCTTTCCAGTCGCTGTCTACAGCGCCGCGAATTCTTTTGCGTATTTTTTTTCCGTTTTTTCGCGTATGCATTTTATAGCGTAAGGTCTTGAATTTGGCTAATTTCTTACCAATATACCTTTTGTTGTTTTCAAGGCAGATTATCTCATACACAAAGCCAACGCAGTCTGTTGGTAATTCTGTAATGTCTTTTTCTTGGTACGTCCAGTGCATGTTGGTATTTAAAGCCAAAAAGATTGACCCAAAAAGTATTCCATGTTATATAATAGTGTTGGGCAACAGCATCCAACCACCAGGCAAACAAATTTCACAACAGGCACATATAGCATCGCAACCAGTGAGCAGGGAAATGCGGCAGAAATGCGACAAGTGAATCTCTTGATGCAACAAGCAAAAAAGATGAGGCTCTTAGAAAAAGACAAACCTCAGGTCCACCAAGTATTATCATACAAAGACTTGGCAGACTCGCGTTGTAATGAATGAGCAAACGGGTACAGCACAACCGCCCGGTACTATTGGTAGTATAGCGATGTGTGGTGACTGTGAACTCAGTACACGGATTCAAGTCAGTTCTGCTAGAAATAGCAGAATTGTGACTGTTCATCTAGTACAGCAGACGCAAACACACATAGACAAACGAAACGAGCACAGCGAAGTTTCAGATGTGCATTAGCACATCTCATTCAACCCATAACTATTAACAATGTTGTTAATTTGGAATCACAGTTACGGCAAACAGGAAAAACAGGATCTTGTGGTGTGTAGACCATATGCAATTCCCGAAAGTTTTGAAGAAGCCGAAATGATCGACGATGGATGGTTGGCTCTCGATCGACCCGTGTATCATGAAGGCCGCCTACAAGAGTGTTTTTACCAAAGTCGTAGCACTAGAATTGCGTTGCAAAAATATCGTGCGCCGCAAAAACAAGCACAGTGGCAGGGAAAGACCATACAGATGATGGAAATAAGGCCCGAACAACACAATGTTGAAATGACTGGTCTACGCAGTGTGTATCAAAAATACATCAAGCGAACTGGGTTCAGTGACATCTATGATCCATTTGAACACATATCAGACAGAGATACGTTTTTGATCTACTACGTCACAGACATCAGCAACATCATTGGGTTCAGCAAGATCAAACGCTATTGGTTTCAAGAAGAACTGTTGCAGTTCAACAACCGTAAGCAGTTGGCTAGACACAGTCCTGATCAATGCTATGCCATGGAAAGTGTGCTACATGCCAACACAGTGCCAATTTCTAAAATCACAGTGGACATGGAAGCCACTTGGGCAAAGAAAAAAGGTGTGTCGGATTTTTATCTGGGCAGTGGCTACGAAAAAAGCAGTGTGTACAAAAGTCAATATCGTGGATTTGAATGGTGGACGGGCACAGAGTGGAGCAAAAACAAATCACAGTATGTCAAACTGTGTGAACGTGACAGTGAATTGAAAAAAATTACTGATCTCGCCAATCTCTAACATCTTGTAGATGTTTTTTAGTCCAGTTGTCGTAGTATTTGGTTTTTTGTAATTGATTGCTGAATCGATTCAGTTTGCTTAACCGTTGTGCCAACAACAAAATGTATTGGCCATTGTTGAGACTGACACCCTTAACAGATTCTTTTATCTTAGGATGATCTTCCAAGACCACAATGTCCTGCTTCTTGTAGACTGAATTCAATTGGTTTGCAATCTTTTTGGTGTAATCCGGTTTCCATCTGGTACCAGGCAGTATCATGCACAAAACTTCATGCTGATCAAAATTGTGTCTTTCAATCCAAGTCCAACAATTTGAGTCTGGTTCTTCTTCCTGAATGGTTCTAAAAAGTATTTTACCTTCCAGTCGTGCCTTTTGTGCAAACGGACATGGCGGCATGTTGCCAAATACAGGATGTGGCACTTCCACAAAAGTTTTTAACCACGTGGTAATATACTGTTTGGGACTAATCTTGTGTTTCTTGTTCTGTTGAATTTTCTTCTTCATCTGTGGATTCTGTTTCGGGTTCAGTTTCTTTTCTCAAATCTTTTAATTCTGCTGTTAAATCTTTGATCTGTATTTCCTGTTCTCGTATTTTTTTACCACAGTGACCTACATCATCTACACTTTGCTCCAACTGTATCAACACCTGTTTGATACGACTCTCTTTGCTTTTAAGTTTAGTGAGTAGATCGTCTTTTTCTTCAGACAATTCTTTTATAGTGCTTTTTAACTCCCTAAGGAGATCTTTTTGTGACATGTAATTTATATATTGATACGAGTGTATTTCATTATGTTAGTATATTTAAATATTATACATTATTTAGAAGAAATCTCTACCTGATTTCTTGGTAGTTTCCAAATTGTCTTTGACTATCTGCGCCACTATTTTGCGTTCTTCTACGTCCATATTGAGAGATTCTTGGTAAGTTACGCCTCCTCGCATAAACCAACATATTTTAAGTAGTTCATGTTTGAGGTTTTTAATTTCACTTTCTAGGTCTTTAAGATATTTTACAATTTCAGAGTCCGAGAGTGCCAAAAGTCTTATACGAAAAAATTTGAGTTATCAAACGTCAACGGTGTTTCAAAACTAACCGGCGCTCCTTTTTTGATCTGCTCATCTGTGGCTTTGAGCTTGACTGGTTTAACCTGTGCTTGATTTCTAATCTCAAGCATCTTGTCCTGTAGATTGTTTACAGTTTTTGAATCTGCATTGTTAAGAAATTCTTTTATTTGATTTTGATCTTCTACTGTTTGTCCATCTGGAGTTTTAATTTTGGAAAAACTTGTAGACAGTATTTCAAAATTTAAATCAGTTAGTGCCTTGTGTGCTTCTGCAAATTTTTGACTCTTTTGTTCGTCGGTCATTTGTGATTGCCCAACAGCGGCTACTATCTTTTGCTGTTCAAATGTTTTGACCTGTGCATTTGTGGTCTGTTTGTATGTCAATGGTTTAACAAAAACTTCAAATCCTGTTTCTGTTGTAAATGAATCTTTTATTTCTATGTTTCTTACAGCGTCAAGTAGAGCAGGTAAGTTTACAGTGTGACTTATCTGCTCGTTAACCACAGGCACTGTTGCATTGATGTCCATGGTCTCTCCGTAGGTAGCAATTCTAATTCCTAACAAAACAGTATCCAAGTCATAGTTGGTCAACTGCCAAGGATCTAGTATATTAGGACAACAACTCTTGATCACATCCACAGTGGCCTGACCATTGATCATAGCATCTGGTGTTTTGAATGCCATTTCATCTTTGGCTGTCATTGGCATAACAGGTATTTCACCTGTCTGTGTTTGTTGATAGGATTCTGCATTATAGTATTTGCCTTTTGAGGGCAAAGAAATATAGATTGCAGGTTGCCTGTAATACTTGTTTAGTGGGTTAGTGTTTTCTACCATAATTTACGTACTATAAATATAGCATATAACAATAGTACGTGTCTATATTTATATGCGTAGAAAATGGCCTAAAAAATGGATGAACAACAACTACTAGAAGAACTGAACAAGATACTGGGTAAAAACAGTAAAGAGCTCAGTTTGTTGATAAAAGAGCTAAAAACACGTGTTGGCAGAGGTGAAACGGGTGCTGACCTACAAAAAGCACTGGCTAAACTAAAAGGCAACACTGACAAACTGTCAGCCAGCAGTAAAAAACAACTAGAAGAACTAGAAAAATTAGAAAACCAAATAAGTGCCACACAAAAAGCATTTCAAAAAGTAAGCGGAGCAATTGGTGACACTGTCGACACTGTGTTTCGATTTGGAGATGCCGGTCAAAAAGGTGCAGACCAACTTGAATTTTTTACCAGTGGCCTAAAACAGTTTCCTATACTTGGACCTGCAATAAATGACCTAGGCAAAAGTCTAGACTTTAACATTAACAACTTCAGAGCATTGGCAAGTATTGGTGCTGACTTTAATCAAAGTTTAGTTGGCTTAAGAATTGCGGCTAGAGACAGCAGATTGCCGTTATTAGAATTTACAGATTTCATTGCAGGCAACAACGAAGTACTAGCAGGATTATTTGGTGATGCCACAACCGGAGCAGTACAGATTGGTAGGTTGGCTTCACAGGTTAGAGATGAACTTATACCACAATTTACTGGACTAGGAATAACCACAGAACAATATTTAGATTTCTTTTCAACATTTTTAGACCAACAAAGAACTCAAGGCAGAGAAGATTTTAGAAGTCAAGCGGCTACAACTGAAGCATTAAGAAACTACACAGCAGAAATTGATCAAGTTGCCAAACTGACTGGCATACAAAGAGAACAATTAAACGAGGCTGTACGAGCACAAAAGGCAGATGCAGTATTTTCAACCTTTTTACAAGGACTAGAAAAAACTAGAGCAGATCAATTGCAAATATTTTCAGCAGGACTTGACAATATTAATCCTGCATTAGGCAGTGCAGTCAAAAACATTTTAGCAACAGGATTCCCTCTGGGAGAATTTGAACAAACACTTGTAGGAACCACTGACGGACTTTTAGATAATGTTCTTGCATTGAGAGAAGGACAAATATCCACAGCACAGTTTGCCAAAACATTGGAACAAGGCGGTGACACATTCTTAAACAATTTTGATCCCGCTGTGCTAAGAGCGGCAGGCAACGTGGGTGAAGTAGGTAATGCATTAATCAGTGTTAGAAACAGATTTGGTGACCTTGATGCTATTGTAAGTCAGCAAACTGCGGCTGGCGATGAATTGACCAAACAAATTGGTTTAACTCAAGAAGGCTTCAGAGTGTTCAAAAGTCAAATTGAAGGTTTACAAACAAATTTTTTAGAAGTGTTCAGTGTTAAGATTGCATCAGCATTGGGAATAACAGGAAAAGGCCTAGGCGTAATAGGCGGAGCCTTAGAAAGATTTACTAATAATGCTCCAGGTACTATGGCCGCGGCAGTGGCAGGTGCTTCATTATTAAAATACACAGCCAACTTTGCAAAAGAAGTAGGCATAGTAGCACTAGGTACTCAAATAGGAACCAACAAAGCATTGTTAGGTCCGTTGAACAGAATAGGTGGAGGACTTAAAGTTTTTGGAAGAGTACTTGCACCGTTGGCTGGACTGTTGACAGCATTTACAGGCGCCCGAATGTTAATGGACGACGACGCAGGCAACAACAAGCAAGGTACAGGTATGTTGGCAGGTGCGGCGGCAGGTGCTTTGGCAGGATCTTTTATACCAGGAGTTGGCACTTTGATTGGTGCTGGTGTTGGAGCCACGATAGGTGGTCTTGGTGGAGGACTGATAGGAGCAGGATTAGACAAGAAACAATATGGAGGTCCGTTATCACAAGGTCAACCAGCATTAGTTGGTGAAAGAGGACCTGAACTGTTTTTACCTAATACAGCAGGCAACGTTGAACCTATGGTAATTAAAAGTGCATCAACCGGAGTAACAGCAGAACCTATGGGTGGCGGCAATTTTGCTAGGCTTGAAACATTGACTTCGGAGCAAAACAGCAATCTGAGACAATTTACAGAAGTTTCCGCTAAAATGGAAAAACATTTAAATACACTTGTAGGCATAAGTGCCAAAACAGAAAAAAATACGGAAAATAGTACAAGAAAACTTGCAAATCTGAACAGTAATCTTGTATAATATAACAAATGGCTTGGAAAAAATATTTTAAAGATGCAAACATGTCTCCCATTGCAGGAGATCGTAATCCACAATTTGCAAAAAGAAATTACTCATCATATCTTCCTGATGTATACACAGGACATCCTAATAGAATACAAAGGTACTTTCAATACGACCAAATGGATTCTGATTCTGAAGTAAATGCGGCATTAGATATTCTCGCAGAATTCTGCACACAGATGAACAAGGAAAACGAAACTCCTTTTGATATTGTGTTTAAGGGTGACGTAACAGATTCAGAAGTAAAACTTTTAAAGAAAGCACTACAACAATGGACTAAGGCAAACAAATTACACAAAAGAATTTTTAGAACATTTAGAAATGTTATGAAGTACGGGGATTGTTTCTTTGTAAGAGATCCAGAAACAAACAAACTTTTGTATATTGACCCTGCAAAAGTAGATAGAATTATTGTAAATGAATCAGAAGGCAAATTGCCAGAACAATATGTTGTAAGAGATATTAATCCTAATTTACAAAGATTGAGTGCAACACAAATTACACCAAATCAAACTTATGGTGGCGGTGGAACAACGGGTGGCACGTACAATCAAAATTATGCAGGTGCAGGACAAGGCACTACAATGACTAACGCCAACATGGGATCAGCAGGCGCAGGCGGCAGATTTTACAGAACGATGAATCAGTATTCAATAAATGCAGAACACGTGGTACATTTAAGTATGTCAGATGGATTAGACAATTTGTTTCCGTTTGGACAATCAATATTAGAACAAGTTTTCAAAGTTTACAAACAAAAAGAATTGCTTGAAGATGCAATTATTATCTACAGAGTACAAAGAGCACCTGAAAGAAGAGTGTTCTACATTGACGTAGGTAATATGCCTACTCACTTGGCAATGCAATTTGTTGAAAGAGTTAAAAATGAAATTAATCAAAGAAGAATTCCAAGCACATCAGGTGGTATGAACTATGTTGACGCCACTTACAATCCAATGAGTATAAACGAAGATTACTTCTTCCCGCAAACAGCAGAAGGTAGAGGATCAAAAGTTGACACACTACCAGGCGGTACTAACCTAGGTGAGATAGATGATTTAAGATTCTTTACTAACAAGTTGTTTAGAGGTTTAAGAATACCAAGTTCATACTTGCCAACAGGTGCAGAAGATTCACAACAGCAATACAATGATGGTAGAGTTGGAACTGCTTACATACAAGAACTAAGGTTCAACAAATACTGTGAAAGATTGCAAAGAAATGTTGGTCCTGTTTTTGACGAAGAATTTAAATTATGGATTGCTAACAAAGGTTATTCAATTGACAACAGTTTATTTGAAATAAAAATGAACCCACCACAAAACTTCGCACAATATAGACAGACTGAGATGGATCAAGCCAGAGTACAAACATTTGTGCAGGTAGCAGAACTGCCTTACATGAGCAAAAGATTTGCACTAAAAAGATATCTAGGACTTACTGAAGAAGAAATGAGTGAAAATGCTGAAAGATGGGCAGAAGAAAACAATATAAAACAAAAACAAAGTACTAAATCATCAGAACTAAGACAAGGTGGTGTCACACAGGCGGGCATATCAGGTGACTTAGACAACTTCGAAGACCCACAAGCACCAGCCACAGCAGAACCACCAGCACAAACTCCAGGGTCTACTCCAGGACAACCACCAGTACCGGGCACAACATCAACACCAGGTTCAGGTAGAACATAAAATAAATAGTAATAATGATATTAAAAGAATTTTTTACAGTAGGTCAACAAGGATTTGAACAGCAAAAAAACTACAATGCTGATGAAGACATATCTGTGCTAGACAAAGAAGACACAAGAAAAACTAGACTTACCTTAAAAGACATTAACAAAATGCGACTTGCTTCGGAACAACACGAAGCAGAGCAACAGGAAGAAGCCAAGTTTGTCCAAAAGATGTATGGACAACCGGCCCCAGAAGATAATTTAACACTGTAATGAGTCAAACAGCGTTTGTATTAGGCAACGGTGAATCACGGACAGGTATTAAAATAGCAGAAATGCAAAAGCACGGTAAGGTGTTTGCTTGTAATGGTGTATACAGAACCGAAACTCCCGACTATCTAATTGCAGTAGATCCAAAAATGATTTTTGAAATTGGGGAATCAGAATATCCAATGAAGCATCAAGTTTGGTCCAATTTTAATCATCAATATGACAAAAAGAAAAGAATTGTGGACCACATCAATTGGTTTAAGCCTAGCCTAGGTTGGAGTTCAGGCCCAACTGCTTTAAAAATGGCCGCTGACAAGGGATTTGACACAATATATATACTGGGTTTTGACTATCAAGGACACACGTCTAGCACTAAAAACAAAACATTTTCGTTTAATAATATTTTCAAAGACACAAGAAACTACAAAAGATCAATTGATTCTGCAACATTCTATGGCAACTGGATGAACCAAACAAAGCGTGTGCTAAAAGATTATCCACAAATACAATTTAAAAGAGTGGTGCCTAAACAATCATTCAAGCCTCATGATTTAGAATTCAACAAAAACTTTAAACACATACATATTGACGAATTTGTCAAGATATATAACTTACACATCGAAAAGTCATAAAAAGTGCCTAATTAGGCCCAATAATCTGCTGTTTTTAGCATTTTAATGTAAATATCAACACTTATAAGGAAACAAACCTTGCAAACCAAAAGGAGCACGTGCAATGTCAAATAAATTTGAACAATTATTAGAATTGCTAATAAACGAAGAAACTGAAAAAGCGGAAGCGTTATTTCATGAGATCGTTGTAGAGAAGTCTAGAGACATCTACGAAGGATTAGCAGACGAAACAACTACTGAGACTAAAGAAGAGTCCAAAGTAGAAGAAACTGAAGCGTCAAAAGACGAAGCAGTTAAAGAAGAGACTAAAGAAGAAGAGTCTAAAGATGAAGCAGTTAAAGAAACTGAAGAATCTAAGTCAGAAGAAGCAAACGAAGGTGAAGACGTAGAAGTAGCAATCGAAGACGAGAAAACTGACGAAGCAGAAACTAAAGAAGAAGAGTCAATCGAAGAAGTAGGTGGAGATGCAACTGACGAATTAGTCAAGGATATCGCCGCAGACGAAACAGGTGAAGCAGAAGGTGCCGCAGATGACATGGAAAAAGACATGGATGCAGACGGTGAAGAAGGCGAAACTGAAGAAAGAGTGGCTGATTTAGAAGATGCTTTAGATGAACTTAAAGCAGAATTCGAAAAAATGATGGGCGGCAAAGACGACATGGAAAAAGACGACATGGAAAAAGACATGGATAAAGAAGAGTCTTTACAACCAGTTGTTGATGCTAACGCTGATTTATCAATGGAAGCAATGCATAAAGATAAAGGCATGAAAAAGGAAGAAGTAAAAGAATACAAAATCCAAAAAAGTGCTGACAACGCCGATCACGGCGATGCAAAGGCTTCTCCAGTAGCGGCAAAAGGTGGCGCTGATATGAAAACCGATAGAGGTTCTAATATAGCAAAAGGTGGTGCTGACGAAAAAGGCAGAACTGCACCAACGGCTGAGAAAATGGCTGACTTTGAAAACACCGGCGGCAAA